GAATGAAGGGTAATGTGTCTTTCGTGTAATTACCATCACGGTCATTACATTTACAAATATCTTCAAGTTCCTGCCATACTTTATAGCGAGAACCTTGACGTTCGATACCTGTAAAGATAGATAAAGTATCACCTTCCTTATAATTGTGTTTGACTGCTATAGAACGTAAGTCTTCGTCTAGTGCGTCAAACTCTATTTTTTCGCAAATGATTGCTTCATACATCTCACCAGCTAGATCACGTTTGATGCTATAATCTAGTATTGAGTATGTTTGTAGCTTGTCTTCACCTTTGGGCACATACAGCATCGCATCACCACCAATTATAAGTAGGATAAGCGCATCTAATAATGCTGTTCTGCCACCCTTTCGGGTTAGCACTTTCATGGCTTCTCTTTCTTGCTTGGCTAACGCTGCGTCGATTTGCGCACCGTCCAACTGAGCAGAGGCCATTACTTGTTCTAACTGTTCACCTGTTAATTCCATTCTAAAGAATGGTCTTGATGGTTGGAACAATGCCATCATAATTTTGTTTGCAAGGTGCGTAACAGCTCGACTGCCTAAACTTTGGTAGTCATTCTGTATCTCCTCGCTGTTAGTTACTTCTTCATCTGGGTAGATGTAAGGTAATGTGTAGCCTGCATACTTACGTACTTTGTCGATTACTGACTCACGATCTGTACTATTAAGAAACTTACTCTTTAGTTTATAGTCACTCATCTAATTGTAGTCTCTTGTAAGGTAATTTTTTCTTACGCTTATACATAAGTCCTGCATCATCATCATCGTCTACATCAAGACTGATGCGACCATAGCTACCGAGTCCTTTACCTTTCGTACTGGCAAATTTCTCGGCTCTACGTGATTCTAATGCGTCTGCTCTAGCTTTGGCCTCGCCTGCTGCTGCTGCTTTTCTATCAGCACCAGCACCGAAGCTGTCTAACACAGCACCACCTACCATACCGCCAACGATATACGCTGCTAAAGGTATTGGCATGTTGTTTCCTTTTGGTTGTTTTAAGGAAGTTTAATCATTCTAAAAGTGTAACACGTTACCCGAAGAAGTATTTTGCCTTGAGAATATCCTCTATCTTGAAATCGCCAAAATTAGGCAATTCTACGGGGTTTTCTACGCACTGGTTACGCCATTCAGTTAAAGGGCAATGATTATAATACAATTTATAGAACTGCTCTTGTATGGCTACCTGTAGCCTCCCAGCGTCAGCCGCATGAGTACCGAAATCATCGTGAATCATAGCATACGCATCGTAGTCTGTCTCACACACTGTCATTACAAGGTGTGTACTATCAAGGCTATGTACGAAGTTAGGCGCTACACCATTCTTCTGACTAAACTTTGCTGGTTTGCCGATGTTTTCAATATCTTTAGTAGCTAACACGATGTTACCTTCTAACTGAGTACGTACACGGTTATGTGGTACGTCTTTATAATATTGATATACAGGGAAACCAATAGGTGTTATCCACTTGGTATAGTCATTACCTACGTGTTTACGTAAGAAGTCCATACCTTCACGGGCTGCAATAACTACGTCGCCAATAGCTGCCCATAGGATAGGTGTTAAGAACTTAGCCAATTGAAACTTGTGTGTTTCGTCCAACTCAAATTGTGCCCAGTTGTCTTCGACGTACTCTAAGATGTAGGTACGTGCTGACTGTTGGGTAGCACCATAAGGTAAGGTCATCACTGGACGTTTTGCACATTTACGAGATATACCCACACGTAACCATACGGCTGCATAAGGGTGATCTATGTTCTGTAGTTTACGCGTAGTCGCGTCTGCTACATACTGGTAGATATCTTCTGGCTTTTCATTGTCTGTTAAGTTAGTTGCTTTTGCACCGATAGGGTCACGTAGCATTGCTGAATAGTGTTGTAAACCATTGCAGCTACCATCTAAACCGACTGGTATGTGAGAGTATGCTCTAGGGTCACGACCAAACTTACAGTTCTCCCATTCAAAGCAGAACGCTAGGAACTGATATGGTTTGTCTGCATTTCCCCATATATTACGGTGTGTAATAGGGTCATCTACTACCGCTTGTATCTGAAGTTCCATGTCTTCAATGAACTTAACACGATCGTCATAGCTTGCTTTGTCATACCCAAAAGTGTTCGCTCCCTGTATTGCCAGCCAGTAAACTCCTCGATACCCCAATACTTTTGGCTCTGCGAATCGAAGTAGACCTTTGGCAATGTCCGCTCCTTGTGGTGATAGTCCTGCTGTTGCACAGTATAACCTTCCTCTAAAATCACAATTATAAACAAAGTAGAACTTATCCCAATTACGTAGCTCTTTGGCGAGTTTATGCGATTGGATAAAAGCAAGTATCTTACCTTTCCGATTTATCTCTTTTCCGTAGGCGTTCTTAGCTAACACCTTCCACTCAGTTAGTTCTTCTTTCTGCTCCTCAGTGAGGTGCTCCTTCTCAACATCTTTCAAGTGATCGGGGAACTCTGGTGGTTTGATAGGTACGTTGGATGGCATTCCAATACGTAGACCTTTCTGGTATATCTCCTCTTGCACAGACAATACTTCTTCGTTTATCTGCCATGCAGTTTTCTGCATCTTGTTTACAGCTTTGATGTGCATTTCTGGCACATGCTCTGCTACAAACTGCTTATGCTTTTTACCACGACATTTTACAAAGGGCATTTTCATTCGTGGTGAGAAGTAACCTCCGTCTGTTAATGATGTCCAATCTCTTGGTTGTATCTTTAACGGTAGGTAGCTTGGGTTGAGTAACCCTACTTCTTTTTCTATTTCTGCTGCCCATTCATCGAACTCTACTGTGGTGTCCATTACCCATGTTTGTTTACCATGACGAAACTCTTTCTTGATAAAGACGAGATCACCAAAGGTATTAAGTAATGATTTAACTAACCGCGCACCTAGAGCTGTTTTCTCTGATACGGATAAGTTGTTCCATAGTATATCGAAGTCACCAAACTTCTTCATCATAACCTTCTGTTTATGGTTAAAGTCTGTGACGTTTTGTTCTGCAAATGATCGACGTACGGTGTCGAAGTATGCTGGATGTTTTGCTTCAAACATCTGACATTTAAGATCAACTTCGATACGACTACCAATTGCTGCGCATATACGTGTGAGTCCACGCTTCTGTGTTGTTAGCATTGCTAATACTGTTTTAAGAGCAATGTATGATACACGTAAATAATCACCTTGTGCTACACGTACGATTAGGGAGTTATACTTATTATGTACACCTGCCTTACCTTTACCTATGGTAGCCTCTAGGTCTGATGCTGCGTCTTCTAACCGCTCACGGATTAGTGTAGACATAGCATCTGTAGTGTCGCCTTGACCTTGTTCACGTAGTCTATCTTGATTGTTATAATAGGCACGTGACCCACGATCTAAACACTCTACTTCCCATTCGAGTTGATCTTTAATATTCATCTATTAGCCTTTCGCCTAGCTCTCGCTTTTGCGTTACGTTTTAACCGTTTCTCATCGGCTGTCAAATGGGTGCTGTGTAGTAGCTGGTACTTAGGAGTCTTGTGCTCTTCTAAATACTTACCTAAACCTATTAAGTAGTCCACATAGGATACACCTTTGTGACCTAACTTTGCTTTGGTTTTAACTCTACCTTCTGCACCGTTGCAGGAGTTATGTAGTGCTCCACGTATGAAACCTGTTTCATGGTCATGGTCTAACACTGCATAATCTCTTGCAGTAAACTTCTTGCCGCAGACAGCGCACTTGTTCTTTTGTAAGACTACTAGCTTATCAAGAACCTGCTTCTGCTCTACGACTTTTAGTCGCTTAGTCAATGTCGTCTACACCTTTGTCCCAACGGATTGCTTTGAACCGTGGCTCACGTAGGCTTCCATCGTCTTTGTTGCGCTTCATTGCTTTGATTTCTACAACTCTACCTACTATGATGTCTTTACCTGCCCACCATCTATCCCGCTGCTCGTCTGTCATACCAGAAACGGTATGTGTTAAGCCAGATTTCTCACGTACAAGTAAAGTACCTAATGTGTTTTCATACTTACCACCAACTTTACCAGCTTCTACACCATATACTACCATATCAAGAGTTAGTTCCTCTTTGATTTTAAGTAATGTGTGGTTGCGCTTTTCTGGCATGTAGGGTGCGTTAATATCTTTTAAGATAATACCCTCACCACCACGTTCCCATACTTGGTTAGCATGTAACTTTAGAGGAAGATTACTTGAGGGGTCTGTTATTGTATGTGTACCTATAATAGGTGCTACACGTACTTCTGGTAATCCAATTTTATCTACGATTTCACGCACTAAATTGTATCTGTACTTAAATGGCGCATCTGAGCTTTCACCAAAGGGTACGAAGTCGTGTACCATCAAGTACACATCGTCTGCTTGTTCGTGCTTACGATTTAGAATACCATTAAGTGTTGGGAAGCTATCTATTTCAAGACCTTCAATCATAATCTCAAAGATAAGACGTCCACGTACTTTAGGTAGGTGTGGTCTGATCTTTTCTGACAATTCACGTAGTGATGGTATTTTACGACCTGCACGTGAATAGATGTCTGAACCAAATAAGTCCATATAACCATACCAACCGTCGTACTTCTCAAAGATGGCATAGTTACCACCTAACGACTTAGGCTTTTTCTTGTCTAGCTCAAGGTGTAGGTGTAACGCTTTCTGTGGTTTCATCTGTCTTGACTCCTTTAAGTGCCTTTCCCCAGAAACCAAATGCTTTCATTACGCGCTTAAGTTGTGCACGTGGTACGCCTTGGCCTAGGAAGTATGTTTGTAATTTACGCTTATTAACGCGCGGGTTAATACTACCTGTTTCTACTACATGGCAGGTCTGTGACCCACCATCTACTACTTCATTAATTGGGATAATAAACTGCATGTTCTTTTTCTGCCTGTATTTTAGTTACCCAGTTGTCTAGGATGGTTCTTTGTTTGTCTGTGAACTTTGCTCTTGATAAACCACAGTTGTACTGTAAGTAGCACTCCACGTCGTACACATCAGGTGTTTGCTGCATCCATAACAAGTATGCTTGTTCCATAAATCTTTCAGTTGCTTCTGTACCGTATAGATGCAGATAAGCATCATATACTATAGAAGCTGCAAACCTGTCATGCTTTACATTTTTCAGCATAATAACTGCTTTAGCTTCACCACATTTGATATTCTTCTTACGTGGTTTACCACTTTTTAGTGGCATGAAATAGTCTGCTGTAGCAGGTGCTAACTCTGGTAAGCCAGGGATGTTGTCTGCTGTGTCACCCATAATCATTTGATGCCAGAAGTATGAAGTACCGTAACCTACTAGTTTAGGTTTTACATTACCTACTTCTTTATAGCCTGTGAAGCCGAAAGTTGTAGGTACTTTAGTAATCTCACCTTCGCTATTCATGTGAAGACCATGGTTAATCTTGAGGTCTTTATCACCTGAACAGATACATGATCTGTATTGGTTATCGTTGTTAAATGCAACATGGTCACGTGACATAACATCGTCTGCTTCGAAGAAGTAACAAGGTACTACTTCAAGTGTTTTGGACGTAACCTTTGTGTTTACTAGTGCTGTACGTACTTTT